AGATATAGACCATTGACAGCATCACAGACAGCATTTGTCTATGGTGTCGTACAGGGGAAGACACTGAAACAGGCATACAAGGATGCGTACCCGAACGACAACAGCACAGACCAAGGGATCAGTGCAAATGCTAATAGGCTGTTTAAACATCCGAAGGTGCAAGACATGTTGCAAGATGCATGGGGCGAGATCGCAGAAAACCTTGTGGAGGATATGACAGCGACGAAAAGGTATGTGATGAAACAGTTGTTGGAACAGAGTAAGACCGCCAAACAAGAAGGCTCGAAGATAAAGTGCCTAGAACTACTGGGCAAAGCATCGGGTCTGTTTACACAAGCAGAGGTGAAAGACGAAAGAGCGGTCAGTGCTGATCAACTCAAAGGCGAACTAGCAAAGTACCTACGCACGTTGAAGAGAACAACTGGTATCAGTGACGTGGAGAGCAGAGCAGTCTAGTCTGTTTAAACGCTAGGGGTGCTTGTGTGTTTAAACGGCAATGGCGATCACCCACCGTCCCGCCACACCCCGCTGTGCATGAGCGACCACCCGCCTGCGCTTACGCTCTAATCCACACATCCCCCTACCCCCTCTTTCCAATTAGAACGTTCTCACATCTCCTGCCCCCACAGAAACACCCCCCCTATGCTTTTCAAATCGGAGACCACGGGGGTATATATATTTTTGTTTAAACAGCTTGCGAACGTTCGTATATGCGTTTAAACTACCTCTATGACAAAGCGCAGTGAGTTAGTTCTGGACTTTATAAAGGCATACATGAGGATTCATGGCGTGCCTCCTTCCTATGAGGTAATAGCCAAGGGTCTAGGACTCAAGGCTAAATCTAATATCCACAGGATTGTCCATAGGCTACAGGACGATGGGCTTATCCAGATGAAGCCTTATAAGTTCCACTCCATTAGGCTTGTAGATAAGTCAGCCAGAGAGATGGCTTCCCTCTAATGCTCACATCCGTAGAGATTGAAGAGTATTTACAGATAGCCGACTCGGTCTCCGAGAAAGACCGCAAGAAGATAATCCGCCTTTTGGAGGCGGATAGAGACAATAGATGTAGAGACTCCTTTATCGCTTTCGTGGAACACATGTGGCCTGTCTTTATATCGGGTAAGCACCACAAGATAATGTCTGATGCTTTCGAGAGGGTGGCTAGGGGAGAGTTAAAGAGGCTAATCATCAACATGCCTCCAAGGCATACCAAGTCAGAGTTTGCGTCTTATCTGCTTCCGGCGTGGTTTCTGGGTAAGTTCCCGCATAAGAAGATCATCCAGACCGCACACACTGCCGAATTGGCTGTGGGGTTTGGCCGTAAGGTTAGGAATCTAGTCTCCTCTGACGCATACGCACGTGTATTCACGACAGTTCTATCGTCTGATTCAAAGGCTGCTGGTCGCTGGAATACTGACGTAGGAGGCGACTACTTCGCTATCGGTGTTGGCGGTGCCGTTACAGGTAAGGGTGCCGATCTATTGATCATCGATGACCCCCACTCAGAGCAGGAAGCTAAACAAGGCAACCCTGCGGTGTATGACAACGTCTATGAATGGTACACATCCGGCCCTCGTCAGCGTTTACAGCCGGGCGGAGCCATCATTATTGTGATGACACGCTGGTCTAAGAGGGACTTAACAGGCCAAATCCTCAAAAATTCCTCTAAAGACGGCGTAGATGAGTGGGAAGTTATCGATTTCCCAGCCATTCTCCCGTCAGGAACACCCTTATGGCCTGCTTTTTGGAAAAAGGAAGAGTTAGAAGCCCTAAAAGCTGAACTTCCAGTCTCTAAATGGGAAGCACAGTACCAACAGAACCCAACTTCAGAAGAAGGTGCGATCATTAAACGTGATCAATGGAGGATTTGGGAGCAAGAAGATGCCCCATCCTGTGAGTACATCATCCAATCTTGGGATACAGCCTTTGAGAAACACAACCGCGCAGACTACTCAGCATGCACGACATGGGGAGTGTTCTATCATGCGGACGGTAATGGGGAATCCAAGCCAAACATCATTGTTTTAGACTCGTTTAAACAACGCATGGAGTTTCCAGAGCTAAAACAAAAGGCAATGGAGATGTGGAAGCAGTGGAACCCAGATACGCTTATTGTGGAGAAGAAGGCTGCTGGCGCTCCGCTTATCTATGAGCTTCGGAAAATAGGAATTCCTCTATCGGAGTATACGCCGAGCAAAGGAAACGATAAGATAGCGCGTGTAAACGCAATTTCTGACCTGTTTGCGTCGGGCATCGTATGGTGTCCTGAGACCCGCTGGGCTGACGAGTTAATTGAAGAATTAGCATCATTCCCCAACGGAGATCACGACGACCTTGTTGACTCGGCCTCTCAGGCATTACTGCGTTTCAGGCAAGGTGGATTCATAAGCATCGATTCAGACGAGCAAGATGAACCCATCTACCGTAACCGCAAAGCCGTGTACTACTGAGGATATATGGATTACGAACCGTTGTTTAAACTGCCAACTGGAACTGACGACATTGAGTCAGTGTTTAAAACTATGCGTCCGAATGATCCAAAATACCCCGGATCAACATACGCACATCATTCAGATAACTCAACAACAGGCTACCGCGCACCATCCGATATGTCCGGCACACCGCACGAAATACAGGATCGTTCATACAAAACAATGTATTTAGATCCAAAGGCCGTTAACGCTGCCGCTGGTTGGTTTAGAGATGAAAACATTGCTACCTATGCCATCCCAGAAGTGGATGAAAAAGGCAAGCCTACGGGTAAATTGTTAATTAACTCTGCTGAAGACCAGAAGTTAAACGACAAGGTCAGTTACAAAAAAGACCAACCACTTACCCGCGTCCCATATTCAAAAGTACCGCAAGTAGGACTAGCCCCTGTAGAGTTTGGCCCAACAGCCGCCAGCCCAAAGGGAAGCAAAGGCGATGCTCATTGGGGAAATAAAATAACTGAAGTGCATCCAAGACCGGCAAGGTCAGCAAGTAATTTGCCGTTGGGTGGTGGGGGATATCGCCCCGGCGTAGACAATTTACAACACAGCCTAAACCCATTAAAGCTGGCTAAAGGCGGAATGATAGATAAGCCACTAGTTGGCGGTTGGAAAATAATTTAAGGATATATATGGCAACCAATTTAATGGATAAAGGTTTCTACCAAGCCCCAGAGGGCATCACGGATGAGGGCGATACCCTAGAGATCGATATCGAAAATCCAGATTCAGTCACCCTGAGCGACGGGTCAGTGGAAATTATCATTGAGCCAGATGCAGAGACAAACGACGAATTTAACGCCAACCTCGCCGAAGAGATGGACGAGGGGCAACTCAATGATTTATCAGGAGAATTGATTGAGTTAGTCGAGGCCGACATCATGTCCAGAAAAGACTGGGCAGATACATTCGTCAAGGGACTGGAAGTACTCGGCCTGAAATATGAAGAACGCACGGAACCTTGGAATGGTGCGTGCGGAGTCTTTTCGACAATCCTCACCGAAGCAGCCATTAGATTCCAAGCAGAATCCATCATGGAGACATTCCCAGCCGCTGGGCCAGTCAAGACTGAGATCATCGGCGCTATCGATAAGATGAAAGAAGATGCAGCCGAGCGTGTCAGAGATGACATGAACTACAAGCTGACCGAGGAAATGCCAGAATACCGCCCAGAGCATGAGCGTCTTCTCTATTCCCTTGGCCTTGCAGGCTCCGCCTTTAAGAAAGTCTACTACGACCCAGCCTTAGAGAGACAAGTTGCCATCTTTGTAACGGCAGAAGATTTGATTGTTCCATATGGCGCATCAAACCTCAACATGGCCGAGCGTGTTACCCATGTCATGCGTAAGACCAAGAACGAGATGCGGAAACTTCAAGTCTCTGGTTTCTATAGAGACATAGAACTTGGCGAACCCGTATTCATCCAGACAGACATTGAGAAACACAAAGCCGACCAACAAGGCTACAAAGTTAGCGATGATGACCGCTACCAAATCCTAGAAATCCACGCAGACCTAGATATTGAGGGCTACGAAGATAAGGATGAGGATGGAGAACCCACAGGAATCGCTTTGCCCTACGTTGTCACCATTGAGCGTGGTACGGGCGAGGTTCTGGCTATACGCAGGAACTACGACCCAGATGACAAAAGAAAACTAAAGCGCCAACACTTCGTAGATTACATCTACATTCCCGGATTTGGCTTCTACGGCATGGGCTTAATCCACATCATCGGTGGATATGCAAGAGCAGGCACGTCCCTAATCCGCCAGTTGGTGGACGCAGGAACACTGTCTAATCTTCCCGGTGGTCTTAAATCCCGTGGTATGAGGATCAAAGGGGACGATACCCCCATCCAGCCGGGTGAGTTTAGGGATGTTGACGTGCCTTCTGGTGGTATCAAAGACAACGTAATGACTCTTCCCTATAAGGAGCCAAGTAACGTTCTATTGACCCTTTTAGACCGAATTACCAACGAAGGACGCAGATTAGGCTCTATTTCGGACATGAACATCTCCGATATGAGCGCTAACGCCCCCGTTGGAACTACGTTAGCGCTATTGGAAAGAACGCTAAAAACGATGGGTGCGGTGCAGGCACGTGTTCATTATTCGATGAAACAGGAGTTCAAACTCCTTAAAAACATCATTCGGGACTACACCCCGAAAGAATATGACTACGAGCCACAAGATGGAGACCGCAAGGCCAAGCAAAGCGATTACGACATCGTCGAGGTTATTCCGGTCAGCGATCCTAATAGCTCCACAATGGCGCAACGGATCATGCAGTATCAGGCAGTGATTCAGTTGGCAGCGCAAGCCCCACAGATTTACGACCTGCCCCAGTTGCATCGCCAGATGATTGAGGTTTTGGGGATTAAGAACGCAGACAAGTTAGTGCCGACAACAGATGATCAGACACCCCGTGATCCAGTCAGCGAGAACATGGCATTCCTTAACGGTAAACCTACCAGAGCGTTTATCTACCAAGATCACGAAGCCCACATCGCCTCGCATAACTCGTTTATGCAGGATCCAACAATCGCTGCCCAGATCGGCCAAAACCCTCTGGCGCAAAAGATTCAATCTTCTGTGATGGCACACATTGCAGAGCATTTAGCGTTCCAATACCGTCGTCAGGTAGAAGAACAACTGGGAGTACCGTTGCCAGCGCCGGACTCGGAACTACCAGAAGATTTGGAAGTCGAGTTGTCTCGCCTCGTCGCAGAGGGTTCAGCACAGGTACTCCAAGCCAACAAGGCCAAAGCCTCCCAAAAGCAGGCAGAGCAAGCCGCCCAAGATCCACTTGTGCAGATCCAGCAAGCAGAACTCCAGATCAAAGGACAAGAAGCCGCGACCAAAGCGAAAAAGGTCGATGCAGATATCCAAAAAGATATGGCTAACTTGCAGCTTCAGACACAGAAAGCACAAGACCAGAAAGAGATTGAACTAGCACGTATCCAAACGCAGGAGAAGCAAAACAATCAAAAGGTTCAGGTTGACCTGTTTAAGAAGGGTGTAAATGGAAGAACTTAAACTTTTAAATCATTTAATTTCAGAGTTAAAGGAGCGGGAACGATCCCTGCTCCAGAGTCTTGGTGACGGCGCAGCAACGGACTACGCCGCCTACCGGGAGGTTTGCGGCAACATTAGAGGTCTGTTGTTCGCACAAAGCCTAATCGCCGACCTTGCGCGTAAATTGGAGAAATTAAATAATGAGTGAACTTAACATGCCAGAGCTTCAAATAGCTCAGACGCTGAACCCGCAAGGGCCAGTATCAGTTCTCCCAGCAACGGCTGAGGAGAAGGCACGACAAATACCAGACCCATCAACGTATCACATGTTGTGTGTCCTACCGGACATCGACGATGAGTATGAAAGCGGGCTGGTAAAAGCAAGCCAAACCATGCACTACGAAGAAGTACTGTCGCCAGTCCTTTTTGTCGTAAAAATGGGGCCAGATGCTTTCAAAGACGAGAAGCGTTTTCCGTCTGGGCCTTCATGCAAAGTAGGAGACTTCATCCTTGTTCGCCCCAACACTGGGACGCGAATCAAGATTCACGGCAAAGAATTTAGGATTATTAATGATGACAGCGTCGAAGGTGTCGTTCAGGATCCTAGAGGAATTACACGAGCATAAAGGAGTAAACCATGCCTGAATTTGAAAAAACCGAGTTTGAGTTCCCAGATGAAAAATCTGAGGTCAAAGTAGAAGTCTCAGAAGACTTTGATGACATTGAAATAGAAGTTGTTGACGATACTCCGGAGGAAGACCGTGGCCGAAAGCCTATGGAAACCCCGCCAGAGGATCCAACGGACGATGAATTAGCTTCTTACAAGCCCAAGGAACGTAACAAGATACGTGAGTTCCACAGGGCATACCACGACGAACGCAGGGCAAAAGAGGCTGCGTCTAAGGAGAAGGAAGAGGCTCTTCTATTTGCCAAGGCAATGATGGAAGAAAACAACAAGCTCAAGGGCAGTGTTGATGAAAGCCATTCCGCTCTTTTAGAGCAGGCCAAGAAGAATCTTGCCACAGAACTAGTGGACGCTAAGAAGAAGTACAAGGAAGCATTTGAATCTGGAGACTCCGACGCGATGGTCGAAGCGCAAGATTTAATGACTTCGACCAAACTAAAGTCTGAACGTTTAAATAATTTTAAGCCAAAGCCTTTACAAGAGGATGAAAATCAGCTACAAACCAGTTTAAACGCGAAAACTGACTTTGTGGATCACAAAGCCGAGAACTGGAAACGTGCTAATTCTTGGTGGGGTCAGGATCGTGAGATGACCGGATTTGCTCTTGCACTGCATGAGAAATTGGTTGTCGAGGATGGCGTTAGCCCTCAAAGCGACGAATACTACCAACGCATAGACGGTAGGTTGCGCCAAGTGTTTCCAGAGAAGTTTGCATCTGAGAAGCCCGCTGAAACGACTCAGCGCCCTAAAGCAAATGTAGTTGCTTCTGCGACACGTAGCGTTTCAGCGAAGAAAATTACGTTGTCACCAAGAGAAGTAAACATCGCCAAGCGGCTTGGAGTTCCAATAGAACTTTATGCTCGTAAGGTTGCGGAATTAAGGAGAAACTAATGACAAATCAGAAACGTGAATCTAGAGAACTTGAGAGTCGGGCAGAAATGGAAAGACCCAAACGTTGGATGCCTCCATCATTATTGCCAGATCCAGAACCACAGGATGGCTATGCCTTCCGTTGGATTCGTCTCAGTACTTTAAACAACCCTGATCCAGTCAATATTTCGACAAAACTTCGCGAGGGTTGGGAACCTGTAAAGGCAGTAGATCAGCCTAAATTACGTTTGATTAGTAACCCTAACGGTCGCTTTCCAGACGGAATTGAAGTGGGTGGTCTATTACTTTGCAAAACCCCGGTCGAGTTCACACAGCAACGTGACGAGTATTACCAAGAACAGGCTAATGCTCAGATGTCGTCAGTGGACAACACCTATATGCGCGAGAGCGATCCTCGGATGCCTATGTTTAAAGAACGTAGCACCAAGGTAACTTTCGGAAAAGGTCTTTAATTTTTTTGGAGCTTTAAAACATGGCTTACCCCACTGTCTCGGCACCATACGGTCTAAAACCAATCAATTCTATTGATGGCAAGCCCTATGCTGGTGCAATTCGACAGATTCCCGTTGCGGCCTCTTTTGCCACTGCTATCTTCTTTGGAGATACGGTTCAAATTGACAGCACTGGATATCTGATTAAATCAACTACTACTAACTCTGGCACTATTGTCGGTGTCTGTGTGGGCGGTCAATATGTAAACTCTAACGGCCAAACCGTTCAGAGCCAGTATATTCCCGCATCTGTCAGCACATCTTCTAATTATGCTTATGCGTATGTTGTAGATGACCAACAAGTCTTGTTCAAAGTAGCCGTTGTTACCTCTGGTACAACTATGGGTACTGCGGCACGTGCTGACGTTGGTTCTAACGTGGCTTTGGTT